TCAATAGAAATCACGACTTTTTGTATAGTTTATGTTAGGAGTGATGGAAAATCCTTTCATTAGCCAGTTTAATTGTTCAGAAGTCAGAGCCTTAACGTCATGCTCATTGTTTGGCCAAGTGAGTTTTCCATTTTCAAAACGCTTGTAGAGGAGCCAGAATCCTTGACCATCCCAATAAAGAGCTTCAAAGTGATTCTTCCGCCCCCCACAAAAGAGGAATACCTGACCTGAGAAGGGATCTAGGTCAAATTGACTTTTAACAAGATAAGCGAGCGAATCAATGCCCTGTCTCATATCTGTTTTTCCACAAACCAGATAGACCTGGCCTAAATCACTTAAGTTAATGGTCATAGGACAATACCTTATCCAAGATAGCGATAGCTTGTTCAGATGAGATAGCGGAGTAAAAAGAGAGATCAAGCTCTCTCACTTTACAACGAAAGATAAGAGCGTTCTTCGCTTTTTTCTCAAATTTTCGAGAAATGGGTAGTTGTTCCAAAAGAACAATAGGTGGTTTGGTCATTCAGGTATCCCCCAGTATTCTTATTTTCTACAGTATAGCAGAATTACTGGAAGAGAGGATAGGTACCTTGTTATTGGGCGCTTACAATTAATCATCATTATCTACGATTTCTACTATATCTTCAATCTTACAATCAAGTGTAATACAAATTTTCAATAAAATGTCAGTAGTGATGTTGTCCCCTTTTCCTAATTTTGCGATCGTGGAAGAACTGATTCCTGCTTTTTTACGAAGTTCTGACTTAGTCCATCCTTTATCAATTAGTAGTTTCCATAATTTATTGTAACTAAATCTCATTTGAGTTTTCTCCTTTGTTCCATGAAATACCGTAAAGTTCATTTCCGTTGCTAGAGAGTCTCAATACCGTATTTTCTGACAAGAGTTGATTAGCTTCTGGAGAATAAGAGCTAGCTTTATCAAAGGCTAAAAAGACTTGTTTGTTCAATGACTTTGATTGATCATACAGCTTCAAAAGTGCCTCAGTCGCTTGGTAGCTAATATTACTCAAGAGTAATGAGTCGTGTGCCAGTGCTGGCAGGTTAGTGAGATAGAGCATGGTTAGGTCAAATAAAATCATCCCTTTGAACTTAGTTCCTGTACCATCATCATCTGGGGTATAGAAGGAGTAGCTGTTGTGAGCTTTGAGGTTAATTTGAGGAGCTTTGCGAATATCTGGGTAGAGGACATTATTGAACTCTCGCATTTTAGCATTGATTTTTCCTTCTAACTCTATTAGAATATCTTCGGTGCTACGCTTCAAGTCAGAGTCTGCTTCTGACTTTTCTTTTGATAAAGCAGACTCTTTCAGATAGGCTCCGTTTTGCTCTTTGAGTGCATTGATCATTGCTGTTAGTTTAGAGTAGTTTTCTAAGAACTCAGTTGAAAGATTTGGGATGCTTCCTAGTCCTTGAAGTTCCCTGTTTAAAACTGTCAGTTGACTTTCTAATCCCTCGATCTCAAGACTTAGCGTTTCACGTTCGGTTGAGAATTCGGAATCCAAAATAGTTGCCAATTTCTTATGATAGGCTTCAACTTCATATAATTTTTTGAGGTTAGTATCAGGGAAATACCGTTGAAGCTCTGTTAAGTCAGATTCAGTAGGATATAAACCAAATTCGATACTGATATCCAATAGTTTAAGGCGTCTTTGCTTATCTCGAAGACTGTTTTCTAGCTCCAGCTTAGTATTTCTAAGTTGGATTTTTTGTTGATTTTTTTCAATATCATCAGAGTCAATTTTATCTTGATGAGTATCTTGGAGGTGTGATAAATCATATTCCAATCTTTTTATTTCTGAGACATTCGCTTCAAATTGCTTTTTACCACCCACTAAGTTAGAGATGAAGGCATATTTTCGAGCATTACGAAATGTTGTTAACTGGTCGCTCTTATCCTTCAGGCGTTCTTTGTATCGTGCAATGTTATCATACAAATTAAAAAGCTGGATAAGAGTAGTAATAGATTCAGAAGATTTTTGGCTTGAATAAACTTGTAGAGGGAAATCGGTATTTTGATTATTTTTTCCTGCAATCCTAAAGAAGCCACTCATTGCTAATCGGAAGGATAGCTCTGGAGAATCTAAATGATACCGTTTCTTAAGTTTGTTCAAAAAGATTTCCAGAGGCATTGTTTCGCCAGTTGGAGAATAATCATCGTTACAATATGTGATGATGTCTGGAGTTGCTGTATCTCTTGAAAAATAAAACTTTTTCTCAAATTGAAAGCAGAAATAGATAGGATGATCGCCTAATTTCTTAACAGCGATAGATTTTTGATAGCTATTACCTCCAAAAATGAAATCAATGACTAATAGGGAGGAGGATTTTCCGATAGAGTTATCAGCTAAATCCATACCCATGATAACATTCAATCCTGGATGAAATCGAACTGGTTTCCGAGTTTGCCCATTCTTCTTAAAGACGGGCGACCACATTTCTATAAGCATAATGTTACCTCTCCTTCATTAGCCATTTCAATGGCGTTCAATGCATACAAGCAATCCATTATGGATAGGAAATCTGTAGGATCCTCCAAGTCTTTTGAGACAGCGTGAAAGATATCTTTGACGTTTGAGTTTCCACTTTTGATTTCATTTAGCACTCTAGGCAAATAAGCTAGGGTGCTTTTTTGGTAGGAATAAAGTTTATTTGGTAATTGCATTATTCAAGTACCTCGCATTTTTGGATAAAGTAAGAAACAATCATCTGGCAGAAGTAGATGTCCTGTAGTGTAGCTTTATGGAGTTTTTCCGAAATAGTATTGAAAATCTCAAGATTACCATGCTTGGCAGCCTTTAACTTTTTGTACATCGATCGCATTTGATATTGGATATCCTCGTAATCGATTCTTCCTTGTTTATCTAAATTTATAATGATTTTTTGAATGGTTAAGTAGTTATCAATAACTTGGTTCTTAACCAATTGATAAAGCGTACGATTGTTCTTAGGTGATATCTTATCAGTCAATTGCTTCGGGTCATAGGAGATATCATATTCATCAAATTTTAGTTTATTGAGACTAGTCAAAACTGAGACAATTCCACTATCTAACTTCATATCAGAAATCGATTGTTGGCTGTTATGTGCAGAGACTAGAATCTTTTTAACATTTTTTAGAGCTGTTACAATTTTTTTACGACTTTCTGCTTGATAGGTTAAAAAACAATCTGGGCAGAGGGCTATCAGATTCAGTGGTTCAGCGTCCTTATCTTTTTCAATGGCTGAAACCTCATAGTTTTCCGATGCTAAACCACCTCTTGTTAAAATGAGTGGTCTATCACAGCCTGGGAATGCACAACAGTTATTTGCTTCCGTCAGTAAGAATTGTCCATATTGTTTTTTGAGTTGATTGGATTGGGCTATGAATGAAGCTTTCTGCACCGCAGTTGATATTCCCATCCCAGCTTTCTCTCTAATGAAGTCAACGAAAATTTCTGGAATTCTTTGCGAGGCATTTTCAGCAGTAATATCAGGATAGTAAGAATTGAATTCATTGGTTAGTAACTGAATAGTTTCATCTGGTCTACTTTCAATAGACTCCGTCATATTTGCTGAGTTGACCCGATAGAGTAATTGATTTGCCATCTTCTTGGAGAAGCTTCTTTTAGCATAGGAAACTAGTGTATTATCAGTTTTTTCTGATGTAATTCCAGAAGCGCTGATGATTTCTTCTGCGTCATCTTCAGTAATCATTTCAATGAGTTCTCGAAAAAACTCTGGTATAGTCGCGCCATCTCCAAGATATTTTTTCAGAATTCTAAAATAAGTGGGAAAATCCAAGTGATGTTCTCCTTTTCATTTTTGTACCAAGTTGTACCGTACTGTACTAAACTGTCCCTTAATTCAAAATCTCATTTTATACAATAGAGTCGAACAAAGAAATCGTTAGTGATTAGTTTTGTTATATCATGACGAGGTTGCGATGTTCGAAAAAATATTTGCGAACGCATAAAAAAGTTTGCGAATGTAAAAAATCTCGATTACTGAATAGCGCTAATTGGTAATTTAAGATAGTTGTTGCCTAATGATGATACTTTGTAAATTATTGAGACTAATTTACCGTGACTTTAAGAGTACAAATTAGGTGTGTAGTTCAGCTTGTAAAGTCAGTTGACCATGAATTAGCAGAGGAATTGCTGATGTGGTCAGAAAATCTTTTTAATAGTTCTTTGTCTTGTCACGTTTCTCTGCTTAAGACAGAAAGTGGAAAATATGACAAACAAGGACAAAATTTACAATGAATGTCAAAAGCAAGAATGCTCGCTAGAAGTCGGACTTTTAGAGGGACAGGTGCTAGCTCCTATGCTAGTTGAGAACCAACAAGTTATTGAGGATCTGCGTTTCAAAAGAGATACCCTTCGGTCTTGGAGACCAGCTAAACAGCTGAATGTTTATGTACTGGTTGCTTTTATCCCTGTATTTCCTGAGGAATATGCTCAAACGGAATGTATCTACAAAGATGCCGTTGAGAACTTTTTGAATGAGTTTCGTACACGTAAGTCCAAAAATATTAAAGAGATTATTTCATACGAAGCCTGGATTGATATGGACGAATCTACTCTTCGAAGCTCTACTGAAGAACTAGAAGAATTCATGTTCGCAGAAATGCTGCAAGATTTACTTGAGAAAGTAAGGCAAGCAGATAGGGACCTGTATGATATCACTTTGGGCTTACTCGCTAAAGAGTTTGATGAGAGTATTGAAGATGTATTTGCTAGGATTGGGGTTAAACGTTCTACAGGTTTCTATCGCTTGCCAAAGGCTCGTGCTTTGGTTGTGGCATTATTGAAGGAATTAGATCCGAAATAGTGTTTATATTTGACACTAGCGATGTTTTTGGTATAATTTAAATAGAAGTAGTCGGAGAGTAATACCGACTCTAAAAAGAAAATACTCTAAAGTTGATGTAGTCGTAAGGGTCGCGATTCTAAAAAGAAAGACCCTTTTTTCGTATGATAGAGGTTTAGTTTATGTCAAAAATCAATAAGAATAGTCTGTATTTTCATCTATTAACTCAAGACTATTTCGATACTTACCAATATTTAGATGAGTTTTAAGAAGATAATGCGCGTGGCCATGGTGTTATGGTTCTTGGTATCAATAATCAACTGATTGCAATTCCGCTTCGCTCCGGTATTCCTGAGCATCTTAGGAATGCAAGTCATTTATTTCCTTACACAACCTATAGACGTCACGATGGAAGAATGTGTCTGAAAGCTTTAGATTTCAGTAAGTTGACGATTATCGAGGAAAAATATATTGACAATTCAAGAATATATCACTTTAAAAATCCAAATGAGAAGATTTTTTATCTAAGAAATTCAAATCGTATTTTCTCACGAGTTAAGAATTACGTAAATAAGTATATTGAGATTTGTTCAAAGATTGAAAAGGGAGAAACTGTCACTTTTAGAACATTGACCCCATACCGATTTAGCACTCTACGCAACTTTCATGATGAATTGGGAATAGCAATTTCCAAGGAAGATTTCATCAATCAATTAAGGAAATAGTTTTTATCACATATAAAATGGTTCACTACCTGAATTAGTAGTGAACCGTTTTTTGTGTCTAGTCTTTCTGATAGAATGAGCATTCATACCCATCAGCTCTGAGGTTAATATCAGACATCCAGTTAGGTGCTATACCCATTAGACTTGCTATATCTTCAAGGCTTTGGTCTTTCTCACACTCAATGATGACTTCATCATGAACATGACCAACAATCTTGAACTCACTAAGTTGTCTCATCGAGTAGGCAAGAATATCACGGCTGATGGCCTGGACGATATTTTCGACAAACTTTGGACCATAACTTTCAAGTCGTTCCCAGCGTTTAGCAGTTCCTGTACCTTCGTAGGTGACAGATTCTCCACCAAATTGGTTCTCGCTTATTTTAGGTTTAACATAGGATAGTTTGCGTCCAGATGGGAGAGTTATGAATAACATCCCTTTGGTAACTTCGAATTGAATACCATGCGTCTCGGTTTGGACTTGCTCTTTGACTGCAGTTTTCACAGCCCTATCCACGTCCCACCAAAAGAGAACTATGTTGGGGTTAGCCTGTCGCCATGAATCTACAAGTGGTTGCAGCTCCTGTTCCTCAAGTCCCATATCAATAGCTCCCATTGCTTTAAGAGCACCAACTGCTCCGCCGAAACCACAGGCTAATTCGGATATCTTCCCTTTTTGACGCAGGTCTGCGTTTTGCCCATGTTTCTCAACAGGCACTCCAAACATCTGAGAGGCAGACATGCAGTAGATGTCTTTTCCTTCTTCAAAGACCCTGCTTCGCCATGTCTCTCCTGCAAGATGAGACAGAACACGAGCCTCAATAGCAGAGAAGTCACACACAATGAACTTCTTATTTTGGCTTGGTACAAAAGCAGTTCGAATAAGTTGTGATAGGGTATCCTGCGTGTCGTAAAGTAGATCAGTAGCTCCTAAGTCCCCAGTTTTGAAAAGTTTTCTAGCTTCCTCAAGGTCAGGAAGATGGTTCTGAGGTAGGTTTTGGAGTTGCACTAAGCGTCCAGCCCAACGACCTGTTCGATTGGCTCCATAGAACTGGAACATGCCTCTAGCCCTGCCATCCTTACAGACGCAGTTCATCATAGCTTGGTATTTAGAGACGCTGGATTTAGCTGCCTGTTGTCTTAACTTAAGGACTTTGGCTGTCTTTTCATCGACGGTTTTGAGAAGTTCTTTAACAGCTTTCTTATCCAGTGAATCAGTGGTGACTCCGTGCTCTCGTAGCCAACCTACCATTTGAAGAACAGAGTTGGGATTTTCAAGTCCAGTAAGTTCTTTCAGTTCTTTTTGGATTTTGGCTTTACTTTCTTCATCAATGGCAATAGCTGCTTTGACGAAATCCACATCAATACCAATGCCACGGTCATTGATGATTTGGTCTTGATGGTATTCGTCCCAAACAAAGTCAGGGACAGGGTGGTTACGGAGTTTTTCTTTGATGGCTAACTCTACCTCAACGTCACGCTTGTTGTAGTTGATAAAATTAGACCATTTATTAGGTGCGTGATTTGGGAAGTTTCGTGTTCGTCCACCATTGACCTTGGTCGGTTTACAGGGGAGACAGAAGTAGCGGATTAAGTCTCCACCTTCTTTAAGTTTCTGTTCTTTTAGCTTGAGGACAGTTCCGACTCCTTCAAGTGAGAGTGGAAGTCCAAGGTATGCTGACCAGACCATACTACAACGCCATGAGTCAGGAGATAAGAAGCCATCAGATAATAATTCTGAGTGATGTTTCTTCAGCCAGTTAGAAAGACAGATACGCTCAAAGGAAGCGTTGAATGCCCACTTGATAATGGTGTCATCAACTAGTGCTTGGATAATGTTATTAGGAAGTTCTTCTTTGATTAAGTCATAAAACCTCACAGGACCATTGTCGATTGATATGGCAAGAAGTAGTATTTCAAAGGAATCATCTTCTGCGTAGCGATAGACGCCAGACTTTCTTAAGTCCACCTCGCAGTAGGTCTCTAAGTCGATGGATAGTTCTTTTATTGGCATAGTTTGTCCTTTCATAAAAAAGTGGCAGTAGTGTTGCCACCAGAAGTATTATCGATTACGTCGTAGTGGTGTTGTGTTGACACTATGACGTTTCTTTTCAGCCTTACGCTCTTTTTCACGACGAATATCGTCACGAATGCTCATGTAGTTGAGATAGAGACCAAGAAACGCATAAGCTCCGAGTACAGTTGAAAGTAGAATGTAATAGATTGTCATTAGTTAAATCCTCCTAAATTTAGTTCAAAAAATCATCGTCATCATCGGTCGCAAAATCATCTTCGGCACGAGTACGTCCACCGAGCGGTTCTCCATCACGAAGTTTTTGCAGGTTGTTAAGCCCACAAGCAATACCCTTGTTACCGTTAGAGTTAAAGGCATAGAAGGAGATAGATGCACGACCGTAGATACCAGAGTAGAGTTCTGAGGTGTCGATAATCTCTTGACGATTTCCGTCAACGACCCCAGGCTTATGTGGCGAGTTGGCATTTACGAAGTAGGCATTGCGATAAGCGTCATCATCAGGGCGTTCCAAGTCCCCATCACGGAGTGGTGTTTTAAGGATAGAAAGTGCTGGTACTGTTTTCCCATTGCCTTTGAGTTTTGCCTCACCTTCCTTGTAGGCAAGCTCAATGGCTGCTTTGATTTTGACGACAGTCTCAATATCATCTTTTGGAATGATGAGGGAGACGCTGTACTTCGGTGTGCTTCCGTTAATGGATTTTGGCTCATTGGCATTCAAGTAGCTGAAGCGTGTGTTTTTACCAGTGATCACTTTTGTTGTTTGTACTTTAGTTGACATTCTTTTATACCTCTTTGAATTCATTTTTAGCTAGGTTCATCTCTTGACGACTATCATCAAGAGGAACGAGTGTCGGTTTACCGCTTGGTTTTACAATCAGACCACCAAGTAGGTCATTAAAGGTTTTCTTGCCAAGGAGTTTGCTCATGGCAGTGATGGTCAGGAGTTTCTTTTCGTAAGGGTCAAAGCCAGCCTCCATCACAGCTTGACTGACAGCAGCTTCGTCTGAAAACTTACGAACCGAACGTCCTTCTACAAGTTTGTAGCCTGGAATATTGTGTCCTTCAGTTGCTTCTTTCAAAGCATAGGCTTTGACATCATTTGCCCACGAAACCAGCAAGTCCAGTTTAGGCAAAATCTTTGCAATATCCTCATAGTCTAGAGTAGCAGGGTCCGCAAATTCCATCTTGGTGAGTGCCAAGTTATCCTCTGCACGTTTGCGACAGACATTCTTGAGCTTACAGAACTGACAGTGTTTACCAGAGGTCATCTCCCCTTCCCCTTTGAAGGCAAGTTCAGCTTTGGGTGAGAGTTCTGTTTCTGCCCACTCAAGGAGCTCAGCCTTATCAATTTCAAAGGTAGAGAAGTTGTTTTTTCGTGGTTGAAAGATGGTCATGGTGACCTTATCAAAATCATAGAGGTCATCAAACATCTCAAGAGCACCTAGAGCGTAGCACATCATCTGTGGGTTGTGGTCTGCATCAACTAAAACGCCAAGTCCGTGTTTGTAGTCGATCACTTGAAGCAGTCCATCAGCCACAATCAGACAGTCGCCTGTTCCAAAGCCTTCAGGTACCCATTTAGAGAAGTCCAGTTGTTGCTCAACCAGAACTGTTGGGTCACGAGAATAGCCTTTAGCTTTCTCAACTTGCTCCATGACGTAGTTGCGATATTCCTCGGCACAGGTTTGCATTTCTTCATTGTAGAAGGATAAGTCCTTAGTTGGATCACGCACCTTCCTACCCAATGCCTTCTCAACAAGATAAGCACATAGCTCGTGAGCGTCTGTTCCTTCAAGGGCAAACTCTGAGGTCACATCTGGTATATCTTCGGTAAGTCGTACAGAAGGTGGGCAGTTGAGCCAGCGATGAGAAGCAGAAGCAGAGAGTACTGCGTGATTAGTCATTGCCAATTCCTCCAGCTTCTTCAAGAACAGCTGTGTAGTGCTCATTGGCTAAAGCAGATAATGATTCAGCTCCATATTTATTGAGAAGAGCACGAACCTCATTCTTGTAGCCATCTTTAGCTTTGGTCGCTAGGACCGCACGAACATCTTCTAGCTTAAGTACCTTTTGTGGCTCTGGTTTTGGTTCTTCAGAAGTTGTTTCTGAATAGGTTACACTAAACTAGACAGAATTTATAACGTGTTCTACACTAAAGAAAAGAGGAGAACAGATATGTCTAGAAAAATTCGCCGTCATTTCACAGATGAGTTTAAACAACAAATTGTTGACCTACACAATGCAGGTATGAAGCGAAGCAAGATTATCAAAGAGTATGACTTGACCCCGTCTAGCTTTGACAAGTGGGTTAAACAAGCAAGAACAACTGGTTCCTTCAAAACTGTTGATAATCTGACAGATGAACAGCGTGAGTTGATAGAACTCAGAAAACGAAATCAAGAGCTCGAAATGCAATTAGACATTCTAAAGCAAGCGGCAGTGATTATGGCACGAAAAGGGAAATAATCACTGCTAACAAGGACAAATACAGCATTTCAGCCATGTGTCAATGCTTGAACATTCCTCGTTCCAGCTATTACTACAAAGCTGTAGTGCCAGTATCTGAGGCACAACTTGAAGAAATGGTGAAGCGCATTTTTCTTGACAGTAAGTCCAGATACGGCGCTAGGAAGATTAAGAAATGTCTGGAAGCACAAGGGATCACCTTGTCTCGCCGTCGGATTCGTCGCATCATGAAGAGATTGAATTTGGTTTCTGTTTACCAGAAGGCTACCTTCAAACCGCATGCTAAAGGGAAAAATGAAGCACCCATTCCAAACCTCCTAGCCAGACAATTTAAGCAAGAAAAGCCACTTGAAGCTCTTGTGACAGACTTGACTTATGTCCGTATTGGTAAGCGTTGGGCTTACGTTTGCTTGATTCTTGACCTCTTCAATCGTGAAATCATTGGCCTCTCCCTTGGTTGGCACAAGACTGCTGACTTGGTCAAAGAAGCCATTCAAAGCATTCCCTACGCTCTGACCAAGGTCAAACTCTTCCATTCTGATCGTGGTAAGGAGTTTGATAATGCCTTGATTGATGAGATGTTAGAAGCCTTTGGCATCACACGTTCGCTGAGTCAAGCGGGTTGTCCTTATGACAATGCGGTAGCTGAGAGTACCTATCGCTCCTTCAAACTGGAGTTTATCAACCAAGAAAACTTCCGCTCTCTGGAAGAATTAACCCTTAAAACTAAGGATTATGTTCACTGGTGGAATCACCATCGCATCCACAGCACTCTTAATTACCAAACACCCATGACTAAAAGAGCAATCGTTTAACAAAAACACTTTATAAATGTTGTACAGAAAAGTGTTGCCTTTTCATTCAGTTTCTTCCTCGCTAGAGAGGAGTTTCTTGAACTCATCTACCAAGCGTAGGTAGTATTTAGCTGTGCCTTCCATCTCTGTAATTAGTTCAAGTAGTTGTTTATGCTGACTCATTTAGTTTCCTCCTTTTGTAACTTACGAGCTAAGAGCCTAGCGATAACGCTGATGGCGATGAGTGTGTCTGTCAAGTCTTCTTGTTCTTGATGGTTTATGGTGTTTTCCATAGAAAGTCCTCCTTTAGGTTTGTTTGGGTTATTCTTTCCCTTACACCTACTAGGGGGACTTTTTTGCGTTTTAGTCTAAACAGATTCAAAAAATATAAAAAATTGAGCGATGGAAGGTCGCTCAATAGTTATTTATAGAAGAAAAAATTTTTTTGAAACTTTTTGGACTAAATGCCTTCATTCTTCCCCTAGTAGGTAGGAAGGGAAACCTTCACAGATTATTTTTCCCAAATGGAGGCTATGATTTATGCAATTTACCTTATCTCATTCAGGACAGACGGGTATTCAAACGACAACGGTCTATCCTCATCAAGTAATGATTTCAGACAAAACAACTCTCCAAAAGGTAGCACTCTTTGACCATGTGGCTGGCTTGTTTACAAACAGTACTCGTTCAAATGCAAACTTTATTAAGTCAGATGTACTGGTCATGGATATTGATAATGACCATACGGATACTCCTGATGAGTGGGTGACTGAAGAATTGCTTAAAGAACTCTTTGCGGATTACAACTTTGCCTTAGTAACCAGTCGAAACCATATGGTTCAAAAAGGAGATAAGGCTGCGAGACCAAAATTCCATATCTACTTCCAAATCAATGAAGTCACGGATAAAGACACCTATGCCTTACTAAAAGAAGAACTTGTTAATCACTATGGTTTCTTTGATACCAATGCCAAGGATGCGGCCCGTTTCTTTTTTGGAAATCCCAACGCACAAGTCCTATGGCACGACTCTTGGTTGACCATTGATGAGGATTTACTCGATGCTACGACGACTTCAGATGATGAAGAGGACTTTGATGCAGACTTCTATCAACCACCGATAGGGCCAATCACTGAAGGTAGCCGTAACTCAACCATGTCAGTTTTTGCGGCGAAAATTCTCAAGAGGTTAGGGGTAACAAAAGAAGCACGAGACGGCTTTGATGAACAAGCTCTCAAATGTGTTCCCCCTCTTGAGAATGCGGAGCTTGCCACCATTTGGGGAAGTGCTGTTCGGTTTTATAACAAAACCATCAAAAACTCCAAAGATTATAAGTCACCAGAAGAGTTTCAAAGGGAATCACTAAAACCTGATGACTATTCAGATGTTGGTGAAGCTGGGGTTCTTGCTAGAGAGTATGCCAATAAACTAGCCTACACCAATGCGACAGACTATCTTTTCTACGATGGAACACACTGGCGTGAGAATAAGCAGCTAGCATTAGGTACGGTTGTACACTTTACCGATGCTCAACTTGCGGAAGCAAATACCTTTTTAGAATCAACAGAGAAACAACTTCAATCTTCAGGTATTGATGAAATGACCATCAAGGCAGGAGGGAAACGTCTAGAAAATGCTGTTGAGACACCTCTACAGTTGAAATATCTCAAAGCCTATCTTGTGGCTAAAGAGTTCCACAAATTTGTCATGAAACACCGTGACTATAAGAATTTAATGGCTGTTTACAATACAGCCAAGCCTATGCTTACGGTTGAATTATCAGAGTTGGATAGTGATGACATGTTGCTCAACACTCCTAAAGCTACCTATGATTTGCGAAAAGGAACAAAAGGGCAACAAGCTCACAATCCAGATGACTACATTACTAAAATGACAGCAGTCTCTCCTAGTGACAAAGGTCACGATTTGTGGCAGGAAACCTTGGCTACCTTTTTCTGTAACGACCAAGAATTGATTGACTATGTTCAAGAAATCATTGGAATGGCCGCAATCGGTAAGGTTTATCAGGAACATATGATTATTGCCTATGGTGGTGGCGCAAACGGCAAGTCTACCTTTTGGAATACCATCGCTCGTGTGCTAGGAAGCTACTCTGGGAAATTATCGGCTGATGCCTTAACCATGTCTAACAAGCGAAACGTGAGTCCTGAGCTTGCTGAGCTTAAAGGGAAGCGTCTAGTGATTGCTTCTGAGATGGCAGAAGGGATGCGACTTAATACGGCCGTTGTGAAGCAGATTACCTCTACGGATGAAATCCAAGCGGAGAAGAAGTACAAGGATCCTTTCCACTTTGTGCCATCACATACGCTAGTTCTTTACACCAATCATCTGCCTAAAGTGGGAGCGAACGATGATGGGACTTGGCGACGTTTGGTGGTTATTCCTTTTAACGCCAAAATCACTGGTCGCTCTGATATCAAAAACTTTGCGGATCATTTGTACGACCATGCATCACCAGCTATTATGTCTTGGATTATTGAAGGGGCAGAAAAAGCCATCAAGGCAAACTTCAAGACAAGGATTCCAGCTGCCGTCTCGAATTCCGTTAAGGCCTACCGAGAAGCCAATGACTGGCTAGGACATTTCCTTAGTGACTGTTGCGAAGTTGGTGACCAGTTGACAGAAAAATCAGGAGAACTCTACAGCCAGTACCGTACCTATTGTGCCAAAAATATGGAGTACACGCGCAGCACGACAGATTTTTACTCTGCCCTGGATCAAGCAGGATTTAAACGCAAGCGTACCAATAAAGGAAACCTTATTCTAGGTTTGAAATTGGTTGATGATGACTATGATTTCTTAGACTAGTGACCATCATTTTCCATGTCCTACCTCCACAACGGAGATGGGGAGGGATTTTAGGTGTGCTAGTCATTGACCTGATGACAAGAATTTATGAGTTCTAATCACTAGAACAGATTAGTCAAAAGGACTAGCACGACTAACATCATTTGATTTTGTGTAGGTCTATTATGGTCTTTTCTAAAACTATCCTACAAGCAAAAATTACTATAAAAAAGCCTATAAGGGGAGTTTTAGAAATGACTGTACTATACCTCCACACGTCAATTTGACGAAAGGATTTGTTATGCGAGAAAAAGTTGTTGAACAGAAGTTAGTGAGTGAAGTGAAAAAGCGAGGTGGGATTTGTCCCAAATGGGTGTCGCCTTCGTTTGGCGGTGTGCCAGACAGGTTAGTGTTTTTACCCAAGGGTAAGTTTGGCATGGTGGAAGTAAAAGTCCCTGGTGGAAAGCCACGCTTGTTACAAGTGACAAGGCACAAGATGTTTGACGGATTGGGTTTCAAGGTTCATGTGCTGGATAGTATTGAGAAGATTGGAGAAGTGCTAGATGCAATTGAAACTACATGAGTATCAAGAAGTCGCCAAGGACTTCATCATAAGAACCCCCTATGCGGCGGTCATCCTAGACATGGGGATGGGAAAAACAGCCACGACCTTATCGGCCATCAATGAGCTGATGTTTGATCGTTATGAAGTGTCCAAGGTTTTGGTCATCGCACCCCTTCGTGTCGCAAATACGGTGTGGAGTGATGAGATTGAGCAGTGGGAAGAACTGAGACATCTCCGCTACTCCAAGATAGTGGGAACACCAAAACAAAGGCAAGCTGCTCTTGAAAAAGATGCGGACATCTACATTGTCAACCGTGAAAACCTCTCTTGGTTGGTGGAACAATGTAGTCCCTATTTCAAGTGGGATATGGTAGTGATTGATGAATTGAGTTCTTTCAAGTCTTGGCAGTCTAAACGCTTCAAGGTTTTCATGGCCATGCGTCCTTACATGAATCGTATCATTGGGCTGACAGGAACGCCTAGCTCAAATGGGTTAATGGATTTGTTTGCAGAGTTTAAAGTCATTGACGGAGGAGAACGTCTTGGTCGCTTCATCGGTGAGTTTCGTAGTCGCTACTTTGAAGAAGGTCGTCGCAATGGAAACATTGTTTATGAATACATCCCCATGGACTATGCGGAGTGTCAAATTCAAGACAAGATTAGTGATATTACCATTTCCATGAAAGCCTTAGACTATCTGGATATGCCTGAATTGATTTCAACCAAGAAACTGGTACGTATGTCAGAAAAGGAAAAAGAAAAATATAGTCAGTTCAAGAAAGAGTATGTATTGTCTGAGTTGGATGGATTAGAAGTTACTGCCGCAAATGCTGCAAGTCTTACGAACAAGTTAGTTCAGTTGTCCAATGGAGCCGTATATTCTGATGATCATATGGTTGTGGCATTACATGAACAGAAACTAGATGCCCTTGAAGATATCCTTGAATCCGCAAATGGAGAGACTGTCTTAGTTGCCTATTGGTTCAAACATGACTTAGCTCGGATTATTGGTCGGTTAGAAAAACTCAAGGTAAAGAGTAGGGTGCTGAAAACAGAAGAAGATATTCGTGAGTGGAACAAGGGAAATGTCCCAGTGGGCTTACTTCATCCAGCTGGAGCAGGTCATGGGTTGAACCTCCAAAAAGGCGGTCACCACTTGGTCTGGTTTGGATTAACGTGGTCATTGGAATTATACCAACAAACGAATGCACGGCTTTGGCGACAGGGGCAAGAGTCTGAGACTGTTGTTATCCAACACATTGTGACTGAAGGAACGATTGATGAGGAAATCCTCAAAGCACTAGAAAACAAAGATGCACAACAAGAACGGCTGATTGAAGCTGTTAAAGCACAAGTAGGAGGGGCAGATGGATAAGGCAGAGCACATACTGACGCATTACAATGAACTTAAAAGTGACTTGGAGATGTTAAAGTATCGTTTGGATCATTTCAAACCAGTGACAGAAAATGAGGTTATTGCTTCGCTAGTTTTTGAGAAATCTGATGAACCTAGAGTTAATAGCACACCTACCAATCAGCGCTCAGAGATGATTGCACTGAATTTTCGTGAGAAGATGATTCAGGAAAATGAGGAACAATTGGCAGATTTATCGCAGCGGTATATCCGATTGGCTAATGACCTTGATAATTTTGAGATGACTATAAAATTTCTAAAGGGAGATTTGTATGATTTTGCTCAATCCATGCTTAAAACAGATAGTAATTGGGATAGCTTGATGAGAGAGTTTCATATTAGCCGAAGTACTGTTAGAAATTGGCGACGTAAGGTCTTAGACCATGTTAGGGAAGTTTATCTGAAAATGGGATTTTCTTTGGAAAAGTAACCTCCTCCTGACCTAACAGTAACCTCTCCCTGCACTATGTGTGACCTAACATTGACCTCACTTTGTCAAAATTTGTGGTAGAATTGTAAGTGTTAAAAAAGATAAAAAATAACCAGAAATGACTGGATAATAGTTCTCTTTAGAGTTAATATGTACACAACAAAAGAAGAGGAGAACAATGCCATGACAAAACGCCAACAAGAAAAACTCAATGCCCTTTTAACAGAAATTGCTAAAGAAGAACTACTAGTTGAAACTTTGGAAAAACGATGGAGCGATAACCTTGATTTCTACGATGTTTCAGTTTGGGGAATTAAAAGGGCACTCGAGAGAGCCTACGAAGCAGGCCAACAATCAGTAAAATAAACCAAAGCCTAGTCCTCCAAGGGTTGGGCTTTTTGCGTGGAGGAAAAGATGATTTTTACCAGTGAACAAGTTTCAAGTGGACACCCAGACAAGCTCTGTGACCAAATCTCAGATGCTATTGTGACGGAATGTCTCAAGCACGATAAGAACGGCCGTGTGGCGATTGAAACCTTAATCAAAGATAACCAAGTGGTTGTGGCAGGAGAAGTCTCAACAAAGCACTACTTCAACCTTGAGGGCATTCTCAAAAAGGTCCTTGAACCTTACGGCATGACAGATGTCATGGTGACGAACCTTCTTGGTGTTCAAAGTCCAGACATTGCTCAAGGTGTGGACAAGGGTGGTGCAGGTGACCAAGGCATTATGTTTGGTTATGCAACCGATGAAACACCAGAGTTCTTGCCACTCCCTTATGTGCTTGCGACTCGTGTTCTTGAAAAGCTGACCAACCTTGGTCATCCTGCCTTGGGTAAAGACGCCAAGGCTCAAGTCACTTACGATTACGAACACAAACGTATCGAGACCTTCCTTGTCTCTATCCAACACGATGAGGAGGTTGACCTTGCATCCGTGAAACGTATTGTTACTCAAACCATGATGTTGGTTGCTCAACGCTACCGTCAGAACCTTGACTTTAGGGTTTTGGTTAACCCAACAGGACGCTTTGTTCTTGGTGGCTCTTACGCAGATGCTGGTGTGACTGGTCGTAAGATTGTGGCAGATACCTATGGTGGTTTTGCCCACCACGGTGGTGGAGCTTTTTCTGGTAAGGATCCCTCTAAGGTTGACCGTTCAGCCGCCTACATGACACGAAAGATTGCCAAGGACTTTGTCCGTGAAGGTTATGCCAAACGCTGTGAAGTCCAGTTAGCTTATGCCATTGGGGTTGCGGAGCCTGTAGGTGTTTATGTGAACACCTTTGGGACAAGTGATTATCCTCTTGAACAACTAGTAGGAGTGGTTCGTGAACGCTACGACCTAACCCCACAAGGGATTATCAAGGAGCTGAACCTCTTGGACGTGGACTACACCAAGACCACTTGCCTTGGGCATTTCACCAAGCCTTACCTTCCTTGGGAGCAGTAAGATGCCACGCAGACCAAGCACCCCTTGCAAGCAGCATGGTTGTCCCAACCTTGTGACCTATGGAAACAAGTACTGCGATGACCACAAAGCTAACCACGCACTTGACGTTAAGTCAACCAAAGCCAAAGGTTACAACGCTCGCTGGAACAAGGCACGGCTTCGTTACTTAAAGTTCCATCCTCTCTGTGTTTACTGTCAAAGGAAAGGACGACTAACCAAGGCAACGGTGGTTGACCACATCACTCCCCACCGAGGAGACCAAGACCTCTTTTGGAACCAATCCAACTGGCAAGCTCTCTGTAAATCTTGTCATGACCGAAAGACTAAGACGACTGACCGATATGTGGAATATACTTATCGGTTCTAAATTTAGAGTTTCGTTACAAAAGTATCCCTTTTTCTACCCTTGGGGGTAGGGGGTACAAATCTCTAAACCCTTGCGGCTCTAAGACCGACGCCCCCTCAAACGTGCAATTTCGCAAAATTCTCAAGCGGGTACATTAAAATCGCTCAATTATTACGTTCGTTCCCACCGTTATCACGTTTCTAATGTGGGGATGTAGCGTTCCCAAGTATGTCATTTTGGTAATAAAATAGTGAAAAAGGCTAGAAACAATGTAGAAAATAGTTGTTTTTAGTCCTTTTTTGCTGGAAAGGAAAACAAATGGACGAAAGTCAACGCAAACAAATCTGGAAAATGCGAGCAGAAGGTCTTGGCTATGGCTTAATCGGTAAGGCTACAGGACTGTCTAGAGATTCTGTTAAAAAATACTGTAAACGAAATCCAGCATTGCTTGGTCATGGAGCGGCGACAAAGCAAATGGCAAAAGCCGACCAGAATGACGGACTCCGTTGCCCTCAGTGTTATCAAACACTTAAAATTCATAAAATAGGAAGACCAAAGAAGTTCTGTTCGGATAAGTGTCGTAAGGTTTGGTGGACAACACATTCTGACGAACACGATAAATCAAAAAACGCATATGAAGATTCGACTTGCCAGCAATGTGGCAGGTCATTTTTATCTTATGCCAATCCAAATAGAAAATATTGTAGCCATTCGTGTTACATCCAATCACGCTTTTATAAAGGAGAAACCAATGACAAGTCAACCAACAATGGAAATTAGAGAGATTCGATTATCTGAACTACACCCAGCCTCCTACAATCCTCGAAAAAAACTCAAAAAGGGTGACAAGGAGTATGAAAAGATTAAGCAAAGCCTACTCAAGTTTGGTTACGTTGACCCCATCATCGTCAATAAGGACTTGACGGTAATTGGTGGCCATCAACGATTAACTGTATTGAAGGACTTAGACTATGAAACTGCCAAATGTGTCATTGTCGATTTATCCAAGGAAGATGAAAAGGCACTGAACATTGCCCTTAACAAAATCACCGGTCAATGGGATGACCAGCTTTTGGCGGACTTGCTTTTGGATTTACAGGAATCGGATTTCAATCTCGACCTGACTGGTTTTGAACCACCAGAAATTGATGACATCCTATCAAATGTCCATGATAAAGACCTATCAGATGATGACTTTGATGTAGAAGAGGAATTAAATAAACCCACCTTTTCAAAACGAGGGGACATTTGGCAACTTGGTAAGCATCGAGTGATTTGTGGAGACTCTACGAAAGACGAAATATATGACCAACTGTTAGGTGATAAAAAGGCAAATTTGGTAGTGACAGACCCTCCCTATAATGTTGACGTGGAAGAAACAGCCGGAAAGATTCTCAATGACAACATGCCTGATAGTGACTTTTACCAATTCCTCTTTGATATGTTCTCTCAGGTAGAAAAACATATAGAATCTGATGCCTCCATCTATGTATTTCATGCGGATACAGAAGGATTGAACTTCCGTAAGGCATTTAAGGATGCTGGTTTTTATCTCAGTGGATGTTGCATTTGGAAAAAGAACTCATTAGTGCTTGGACGCAGTCCCAGTCCCTACCAGTGGCAACATGAACCATGTCTCTTTGGCTGGAAACAAAAGGGAAAACATCAATGGTTCAGTGACCGTAAACAAACAACCATTTGGGAATATGACCGTCCAAAATCTAGTAAAGACCACCCAACAATGAAACCAATTCCGCTCATGGCCTATCCTATTCAAAATTCATCCATGCGTGGGACAATTGTTCTTGATCCATTCCTTGGTTCTGGTTCGACCCTAATGGCCGCAGACCAAACTGGAAGGGTTTGTTACGGCATTGAGTTGGATGAGAAGTTTGTGGATGTCATTGTCAAACGTTATATAGAGTCAACAGGAAATGACAACGTGACGGTATTGCGTGATGGACAGACTTTAACCTTTGCTGAAGCGACTTCCATATTAGCAAACGAATAATTATCAAATATATCTTCAAAATATTCCATAAATGACTGGATATAAATCTCCTATAGAGTTAATATGTACACAACAAAAGAGGAGGAGAACAAAACCATGACAACAACACTTGAAAAACTCTATGAAATCTACCCAACAACCGCAAGCATCATTCCTTACAAGGAATGGGTTATCGTTGCATCCAAAGGAAACAAAGAAACAGTAGTTGAGATTTACGAAATCGTTGATAGCCTTGAAGAATTTGAACTATTTGAATGCCGACTTAACCGCATATACAAGGAATCAATAATTGTTACGGATCTTGGTCACGCTGTCAAGTGGGCATTCGATATGTTTGGAGAATGACATGGACGCAAAAATTTTCAATAACCTAAAGATAATCTATCCTGTTGGTACAAAGGTTAGATTAGTAAAAATGGATGATCCACATCCAGTTCCTAAAGGAACACTTGGTACAGTTATTGGAGTGGATGACATTGGTTCACTCTTAGTTAAGTGGGAAAATGGCAGTTGCCTGAATGTTTTATATGGAATAGATATCGTGGAAAAGGTAAAGTAAGATGTGGGAAATAATGACTCGAACGGTTGGTGATAGGCATTACGTTTGTGAATTTCTCCGTGAAGATACAACAGACCCGAGAAATATAGATGGTGCTTGGATTAGAATTCTGACAATAAAACGTGATGGTGAATATATCTACCAATATAGATATGGGAACGAAGTAGATAACATGGACGATATTGACAGAATTGTCTGTCAGGCTGTACTTGATAACTTTAATGAACTTTAGGAAGGAACTCGAATTGAGTTCTTTTTTTCTTACTCTAAAGGAGGTGAGATTGTGGCAATCAGGGGGCGAAAACCAAAGCCTACGAATATGAAAATACTTGAGGGAAATCCTGGTAAGCGACCACTTCCTACGAATGAAGTCAAACCCAAACAAAAAGCCCCACGTTGCCCACAGTGGCTTGAAGATGATGCAAAGAAGGAGTGGAAACGGATGGGAAAAATTCTCGAACAAATGGGAATTTTAACCGAAATGGACATGACTGCATTTGCAGGATATTGTCAAGCTTACGCTCGCTGGAAAGAGGCGGAAGAGTTTCTTACCAAGCATGGCTCCATTATCAAAACCCCGAATGGCTATCTTCAACAAGTCCCTCAAGTCTCTATCAGCCAGACTAACTTAAAAATCATGCTTAAATTCTGTGAACAGTTTGGTTTAACACCATCAGCACGTAACCGTTTAGCGACGATGGATTCGGAAGTTGGTATTGGTGATGAAATGGAAGATTTGTTAGGAGGAATTTTATGAGCTATCATTATGAACCAAGTCCATTCATGCTTCCAACCTCACACTATGATAAGGTAAAGGCTGATAGGGCAGTAACATTTATCAATAACCTCTCCCATACCAAAGGCAAGTGGGCAGGAAAGCGATTTGATTTGTTGCCGTGGCAGGAACAGATTGTTCGTGATCTATTTGGGATTGTGAAAGAAGATGGTAATAGTCAGTTCTTAACTGCCTATATTGAAATTCCAAAGAAGAATGGTAAGTCTGAGCTAGCAGCGGCTATCGCTCTTTATCTACTATATGCGGATAATGAAGCCAGTGCAGAAGTTTATGGTGCGGCTTGTGACCGAAACCAAGCGTCAATCGTATTTGATGTGGCCAAACAGATGGTACAGATGAGTAGACCGCTTGAGAAACGCTCAAAGATTATGGGGGCGACAAAGAGGATAGTGAATTATTCCAATGCGGGATTTTACCAAGTTCTTTCTGCAGAGACTGGGACAAAGCATGGACTTAACGTATCTGGCTTGGTCTTTGATGAAATCCATGCTCAGCCTAATCGTCATTTGTATGATGTATTAACCAAGGGATCAGGAGACGCAAGGGAACAACCCCTCTTTTTTATTATCACAACAGCTGGAACGGATAGGAACTCCATCTGTTATGAATTGCATACCAAAGCATTGGATATTCTGAATGGTAGAAAGAAGGACACGTCATTCTATCCAGTGGTTTATGGATTATCCGATGAAGATGATTGGAATGACGAAGCAAACTGGAGAAGAGCCAACCCTTCACTAGGGCATACTATTGGGATTGACCGTGTTAGAGAAGCCTACCAACAGGCACTTGACAATCCTGCTGAAGAAAATGTCTTTAAACAGCTACGTCTAAATATGTGGACAAGTTCAAGTGTTGCTTGGATTCCTGAACATGTCTATGCCAAGGGAAATCATCCTATCCAATTTGATAGCCTCAAGGGTCGTAGTTGCTATGCAGGGCTAGACCTGTCTAGTACATCAGATATAACAGCTTTTGTCTTGGTATTTCCTCCTAGATTTGATGAGGAAAATTATATCGTATTGCCATACTTTTGGCTACCTGAGGATACACTGGAACTGAGATGTCGACGTGACCATGTTCTATATGATGTTTGGGAGCGTCAGGGCTACATTAAAACAACGGAGGGTAATGTTGTTCACTATGGTTTTATCGAAAAGTTTATTGAAGAATTATCGGAAATTTATCATATCAAGGAGATAGCCTATGACCGTTGGAATGCGACACAGATGGTTCAGAATCTAGAAGGGATGGGTTTGACCATGGTGCCTTTCGGTCAAGGGTATAAAGATATGAGTCCACCATCAAAGGAACTTTATAAACTTATGATGGAAGGCAAGATTCAACATGGTGGGCATCCAGTTCTGAAATGGATGGGACAAAACGTAGTCATGAGACAAGACCCTGCTGGTAATATCAAGCCTGATAAGGAAAAGTCAGTCGAGAAGATTGATGGTATTGTAGCACTCATTATGGGACTGGACCGTTGTATTCGTCATCAAACTGATGAAGGGAGTGTCTATGATGAACGTGGTATATTGAGTTTTTAAGTAGGTAGTTATGTGGTATAATATTATCAATTATTATGCTAAGGAGCACAAGGATGAGTGAGGTTATTGGTTTTGGTGGTTTTGCTAGGATAAGCAAAACCGAAGAAAATCCAGAAATTGTCAAAAAAGAGCTACTACTTGATTATATCGACAACAATCAAGCTAGAGCAAGATTAAAAAGAGAAATAGAATCGTTATTGTTATTTGAATCAAATAGAATTGTAAAAATACTTGACTTTGATAATGAATACTTTAGTTGGTATACTATGCCATACTATAAGTCAAATTTAGAGGTGTTTTACAATAAAGTTGATGTGAATGAAAAAACAATAATTAAAATTGCCATAAACATATTGGAGGCGATGTTGATTATTGAATCAAAAAATATGGTTCATAGAGACTTGAAACCAAATAATATTTTGTTGAATTCAGTTGATGACCTGGTTGTTTGCGATTTTGGATTGACCAAAATGAAAAGAGATACAGTATTAACCCGAACTTTGCAGGGAATGGGTACAGATTACTTCTCGGCTCCTGAACAATTTGAAAATGCAAAAACGGTTGATATTCGAGCGGATATCTATAGTTTTGGTCGTATTTTAATTTGGCTGTTTACGAAGGAGACAACCTATAATATTAATCATGAGTTAATACCGTTAAAGTATCGAAGCCTGATAACTAAATGTGTTGAACAATTTCCTGATAATAGATATAATTCAGTTAATGATGTATATGATGCTTTTATTCAAAGAATTTCAATTGGAAAAAAAACTTACAAGGAAACAGATTCTTGAAGAAATAATGATGGATTCTAGTTCTTATAAAAATTTCCTTTCAATATCAGAATCAGAAATTGACAAATTTTCAGAAGATGAGTTGTTTGAACTAATAGCTAATGGAAAGTTAGACAAATGGTTGATGGAAGATTTTGACTCATTTGAACGAATATACGCCTTATGGGAAATTAAAAGAGATGAATATTATCGGATTAGAAATTTTTATCCTGCAAGCAGAGCAGATTCTTTAGCAATAAATTTTAAAAAGTATATCTTAGACGGTGGTATTCCACTTAAAGTAAGAATTTCTCTATTTAAAAAACTGGTAAACCATTGGGGAAATCGATACTATGTAATGGATATTATTTTTGATATTATTTCACTTAAAAATAATGATGAGGAATTAGTCACATTCATATTAGATTCACTTTCTGAAGATGATGTGGCTAGATTGAAGGACTTCTATTCTCAAGTGGGGAAAAGTCACGATAATATTTCCCCGTACTTTCTACATATTCTCGAATAAGTATAGTAAAATGAAGTAAAAGCAGTACATTTGTGATATCATATTCTTATGGCATATTCACTAGATTTTCGTAAAAAAGTTCTCGCATACTGTGAGAAAACGGGCAGTATTACTGAAGCATCTGTTATTTTCGATATTTCACGCAACACTATCTATCAATGGCTAAAATTAAAAGAGAAAACCGGCGAGCTTCATCACCAAGTTAAAGGAACCAAGCCAAGAAAAGTTGATAGAGATAAATTAAAGAACTATCTTGAAACTCATCCAGATGCTTATTTGACTGAAATAGCTTCTGAATTTGACTGTCATCCAACAGCTATTCATTACGCCCTCAAAGCTATGGGATATACTCGAAAAAAAAGAGCTCTACCTACCATGAACAAGACCCTGAAAAAGTAGAACAGTTCCTTAAAGAATTGAATAACTTGAGCCACTTGACTCCTGTTTATATTGACGAGACAGGGTTTGAGACATATTTTCATCGAGAATATGGTCGCTCTTTGAAAGGTCAGTTGATAAAAGGTAAGGTCTCTGGAAGAAGATACCAGCGGATATCTTTAGTTGCAGGTCTCATAAATGGTGAGCTTATAGCTCCGATGACTTATAAAGATACTATGACTAGTGATTTTTTCGAAGCTTGGTTCCAAAAATTCTTACTACCCACTTTGGAGACGCCATCAGTTATCATTATGGACAATGCAAAGTTTCATAGGATGAGCGCGCTAAAATATTTATGCGCGGAGCAGGGACATAGACTTTTACCACTTCCTCCTTACTCACCTGAGTACAACCCCATCGAGAAAACATGGGCTCACATTAAAAAACACCTCAGAAAAGTATTGCCGAATTGCGATACGTTTCTTGAGGCACTTTCGTCCTGCTCCTGTTTCATTTGACTATACATACAAAAGCATCTCAAGTCGAGGTGCTTTTTTGCTAACAAAGTTTGGAGGTAAAATGGGACTACTAGATTTACTGGGACGTAAGCGTGCTAGAGATAAACCACGAAATAGTTATGAAGGTCGGGACTTCTCATATCTGTTTGGACGAACGACCAGTGGGGAGAATGTGGATGAGTTTAAAGCTATGCAGACGACAGCTGTTTATGCTTGTGTCCGTATCTTAGCTGAAGCAGTAGCTTCACTACCCATTCATGTTTATGAGAGAACGGCAACTGGAAAGGAGAAAAAGGTGGATCATCCCCTTTATTTTCTTTTACATGATGAACCTAACCCTGAGATGTCATCCTTTGTCTTTAGAGAAACCTTGATGACCCATCTATTGATATGGGGCAATGCCTATGTCCAGATTATCCGAGATAGGAGTGGACAAGTTATCAGTCTTTACCCGCTCTTACCAGATAAGATGTCTGTTCATCGAGACGAGAGTGGTAAGCTCTATTACAAATACAAGCGTCAGTCAGAAGAAAATCCTAACTTTAAGGAAAAGGGAGTTGCTATCTTGAGAGCAGAAGATGTTCTTCATGTACCTGGTCTTGGTTTTGATGGCTTGATAGGTTATTCTCCAATTGCTCTTGCAAAAAATGCTATCGGCATGACCTTGGCTACGGAAAACTATGGGGCATCATTCTTTAAAAATGGTGCAAATCCAGGTGGTGTTTTGGAACATCCAGGGATTCTCAAAGATCCCAAACGAGTGAGAGATTCATGGAATGCAGTCTACAATGGGGTAACCAATGCCCATAAAGTGGCAGTTCTTGAGGAAGGGATGAAATACACTCAAGTAGGCATTCCACCAGAAGAAGCCCAGTTTCTCCAAACTAGAAAATTCCAAATCAATGAAATTGCAAGGCTCTACCGCATTCCACCTCATATGGTTGGCGACTTGGAGAAATCCTCATTTTCAAACATTGAGCAACAATCTCTAGAATTTGTTAAATATACCTTAGACCCTTGGGTAGTTCGTCTCGAACAGGCTTTCAAGAGGTCTCTTTTTTTACCCGAGGAAAAGAAAATCTACTTTGTGAAGTTTAATGTGGATGGTCTTCTTCGTGGTGACTATCAGAGTCGAATGAATGGTTATGCGATTGGGAGACAAAATGGCTGGCTATCGACGAATGATATACGTGAACTTGAGGACTTGAACCTCCTTTCAGATGAGGAGGGTGGCAATCTCTACTTGATAAACGGAAATATGACGAAACTGAAGGATGCAGGTGGCTTTATGAAACAAGGACCAGTAGAACAAGAAACTCAAGCTGAGGAGGATATGAATGCATAAGTTTTGGAATTTTACAGAAGATGATAGTGGTCGAACACTTCGTATTGAAGGACAGATTGCTGATGAGACGTGGTTTGGCGATGAAGTCACGCCACAAGTATTTAAAAATGATTTACATGCAGGAAACGGAGACATCACCCTCTGGATTAATAGTCCAGGGGGCGATGTTTTTGCGGCTGCTCAAATCTATAACATGCTGATGGATTACAAAGGTGATGTCCATGTCGTAATTGATGGATTAGCCGCAAGTGCTGCTAGTGTCATTGCCATGGCAGGTACAACGGTTTCTATGAGTCCTGTTGCCATGATGATGATACACAATCCTTGGACAGTGGTACAAGGTGAAGCCAAAGATATGCAGAAGGTCATTGAAATGTTGGGAGAAATTAAGGAATCCATCATCAATGCCTATGAACTAAGAACAGGACTGTCAAGAACTAAGCTTTCGCATCTAATGGATTCGGAGTCGTGGTTCAATGCCAAAAAGGCTGTTGAACTAGGCTTTGCGGACAAGATTCTCTTTGACAAACAAGGGGAACATGGAATGGATATTGAGAGTTATTCTTTCAGTCGAACTGCTGCCCAACAAGATTTACTTGTCAAAATGCAGACGAAACTTGAAGTCCAACAACCAAAGAAAACAATCCCTATCAATCAGTTGGAAAAACGATTGAATTTGCTCAAATAACGAAAGGAAAATGAACTGATGTCTAAATTACTTGAATTGAAAGAAAAACGTAACCAAGCTTGGCAACAAGCAAAAACCTTCCTTGATTCTGTTCGAACAGAAGATGGACTTGTATCAGAGGAAGATTCCAAACGCTATGATGATATGGAAGCAAAAATCAACCTCTATAATCAAGAGATTGCTCGGTTGGAGCGTCAAGAAAAGATTGATCTTGAACTTTCTCAACCAGCCTCACAGGCTCTAATTGGACAACCTACAACAGTTTTGAATGACAAGACTACAGAAGAAGAAAAGAAAGGTGTGGCTTCAGATAGCTATGCCAAGACATTTTGGACAAGTGTGCGTAAGCGTCACTTCTTTGATGTCAAAGATGTCCTTCGAGTTGGAGAAGATACCGAAGGTGGTCATCTTGTTCCTGATGAGTATGAGAAGAAACTGGTTCAAGGATTACAAGAAGAGAATTTCTTCCGCAGCCTTGCGACTGTTATCAAGACCTCTAGTGGTGAGCGTAAGATTCCTGTTGTGACAGGACATGGTTCAGCCTCATGGATGGATGAAAATGGACTTTACCCTGAAACAGAAGAAACCTTTGGTCAGGTGACACTAGACTCACATAAGATTGGGACTGCCATTCGTATTTCAGAAGAGTTGCTTAACGATTCAGTCTTCGACCTTGAGTCCTATATGACAGCTGAATTCGCTCGTCGAATTGGGACGGAGGAAGAAAAGGCATTCTTGATTGGAGATGGTTCTAAGAAACCAACTGGTATCTTTACTCAGGCAGAAGTTACAGGTCCAACGACTGCCACAAAGGATATTACCTTTGACGACATGATTGAACTGTATCATTCTCTACCAGCACCCTATCGTAAGAATGCAGTTTGGATTTTACATGATACGACTGTTAAGGCTATCCGTAAACTCAAAGATAATAATGGCAATTACATTTGGCAACCATCCACTCAAGCTGGACAACCAGATTTGATTCTAAATCGTCCATACTATACATCAACTTTTGCCCCACTTCCTGAAGCAGGAAACAAGGCCATTGCATTTGGTGATTTCTCATATTATTGGATTGCGGACCGTCAAGGTCGTACCTTCAAACGTTTGAACGAACTCTATGCCAATAATGGACAGATTGGTTTTCTTGCTTCACAACGTGTTGATGGCAAGTTAGTCCTACCTGAAGCTGTGAAGACACTAACAGTAAAGGCTAAGTAGTCATGGTTAGTTTAGCAGAAGCAAAACAGTATCTTAAAGTGGAACACGAAGATGAGGATGGACTGATTGAGCAGTTGCTTGAAACCAGTCAACAACTCTGTGAAGATATTTTGCGACAATCAATTTATTCAGATGTTCTAAAGACGGCAATCCTATATGGGGTTGCCTATCTTTATGAACACAGAGAAAATGCCAATCATAAGGAGTTGAAAGAGACCCTCTATCATTTGTTGTTGGCCGAACGAAAGGATGTGTTCTGATGAAGATTGCACCTTTGAGGGAACGCTTGTCATTTCAGATTCGACAGATTGTTCAAGATGAGATTGGCAATGAAACTTCGACATGGATACCTTTATTTGACCGGTGGTGCTCTTGTCGTTCTCTCACCTTGACCGAAAGGGATGGGAGTGTGACGAAACTGGAACAAGAGAAAGTCCAGTTCACCCTCAGGTTTGAAAAAGCAATTCTTGGACTTCATTCCTTAACGACTCACATTCAATTTCGAGGTCAAACCTATGAGATTGAGTCGATTGATGGAGATACAGTGCCAAGGCAACTGATTTACATCGTTGCAATTAAGGAGAAGAGTTATGACTAAAATTGGACTGAATGCACTAGAAACTGCCATCGCAAATGAGCTAGCTGAGTATGTGCAGGACACTACAGAGGTGATGCGTGAAGTTGTAGAGGAAGTCACTGAGGAATCTATTGAAACCTTGAAAGTAACGTCACCTAGAAAGAGTGGATCTTATGCCAAAGGGTGGAAGAGTAAAGCAACGATTGATACCAGTACAGGTCTAACCAAGACCATTCATAATCGAACGCCAGGCCTGACGCACCTATTAGAAAATGGTCATGCCAAAATCTCTGGTGGGCGAGTTGAGGGAATTAAGCATATCGCACCCGTTGAGAAACAAGCGATACAATCCTTAGAAGAAAAGCTGAGAAAGCGAGTGTGATAGAACATGTTACTGAGCGAATTGTACACCATTCTCAAAGAATTACAGCTCCCAGTCGCCTACCATCATTTTGAGGAGGGGAGTCGTCCAAGACCACCGTATCTGGTTTATTTGGTGACTGATTCAGATAATCATGGAGCAGACAATTGGACCTATCATAAGCAGAATAACCTGCAAGTGGAACTCTATACCACTAAGAAAGATTTAGCAACTGAACACAAGGTGGAGTCATTATTTGACAGCCACCTTATTTATTTTGAAAAAGTAGAGACCTATATCTCATCAGAGAAACTCTACCAAATAACCTATTACATCACATTACATGGAGGATAGTATGGCTGAAAAGAATAAGGTCACCTTTGGACTACAAGATGTCCATTGGGCAGAAGTTACAAGCGAAGGTCCTGATGGTACGTTGACATACGGCAATGTAGAACGACTTCGTGGTGCTGCAGAATTAACCCTAGAACCAACAGGAGATAAGGGTTCTTATAAGGCAGACAATATCAATTTTTATACAACAGAGTCAAATGATGGCTATGAGGGAACACTAAAAGTTGCCCTTCTAACGCAGGAATTTTTGACACGAGTCCTTGGAGAACAGTTGGATGCGACGACAAATACCATTTCAGAAATCGCAAATAGCGAAAAGAAAAATTTTGCGTTGATGTTCCGTTTTGAAGGGGATAAAAAAGAAACATTACACGTTTTGTATTATTGTTACGCATCTCGTCCGACTGTTGGTTCAAAAACCAAGTCTGGTTCAGATATCAATGAGGTAGAGTTGACCTTTACTGCCAGTCCTCGTCCACTTGATAAAGTTGTACGTCGACGAACAACGGAGGAAACGAGTGATGAGATTCGTCAAAACTGGTTCAAGGCAGTTTTTGAACCTCGTAAGTAAGGGAGAAGGCAATGAGAGAAAGTATTACCATAGCAGGCACGACCTACGAGTTAGCAACCAATGCCTATACCCCAATCGCTTATAAAGAGCAATTTGGCAAGGACTATTTTCAAGATTTATTCTCGATGGTCAATAGTCAAGCAATCTTGGCAAAACTTGACCAGTTAGAAGATGGAGAGGAATTACAGGAACATCATATTGATGTCTCTATTCTGTCTGATTTCGATATGACATTTTTCCATCGGATTTTTTGGGTCTTTGCGAAGTCAGCCAATCCACGAGTGAAACCATTTGTGGATTTTTATATGGAGATGGAAGAATTTCCAGTGCAGGATATTGCCCCTGTCTTGATGAAAATGTTGAACCAAGGGATGTCAACCAGAAAAAAGCAGATGAAACAGAAACAGCGAGTGAAGAAATCTTCACAGTAGAGAGTTATTTCTCTTGTTGTAAGGAGACTGGTCTGACCATTGATGATTTAAAACATATCTCTATTGGGATGGCACTTGACTACCAAACGGACTATGTGGAGATGCGGTCTCGAGAAACATCTCAAACACGCCGGGCAACTCAAGCTGATTTTGATAATTTCTGATGGTAGAAAGGAGGGACTATGGCTGGAAACATCAAGGGGATTACGATTGAAATTGGTGGCGATACCCAACCCTTGCAAGATGCCCTAAAGGGTGTAAACAAGCAAGCATCTGAAGCTACCAAAGAATTAAGACAGATTGATAAGGCTCTCAAGTTTGATACTGGCAATGTCACTCTTCTGACGCAAAAGCAGGAAGTCTTGGCAAAACAAGTCGAGACAACCAAAGAAAAATTGGCAACGCTCCGTCAAGCCCAATCACAGGTGGAAGCTCAATTTAAGGCTGGGGATATTGGGGCAGACCAGTACCGTGCCTTTCAACGTGAGGTGGAAACTACTCAAAGGCTGCTAACGTCCTATGAAACTAAGTTAGCTGATGTGTCATCAACACTTGAGAATCACGGTCGAGCTAGTGGTTCAGCGGCTCAACAATTAGATAAACTCCAGGTGGAGCAGGGGCAGTTAGCAAGTGAGATGAACAAGGTCACGTCTCAATTTGAGTTACAAGAAAGTGCTTTGTCATCCAATAGTTCCGAAGCAGAACGCAATGCCATAGCCCAACAAAAGATTGGAGTACAGTCAGAAATTGTTTCTAAACAAATTTCCAATCTCGAAAAGCAACTAGCCCTGACAAAGAGTGAATATGGTGAGAATTCCATTGAAGCCAATAAGATAGAAGCTGAGTTGAACCAAGCAAAGACCGCACTCAATAACCTGAACAACGAGATGGATGAGACCAAATCCTCTGCCGATGGTGCTCAGGATGGCATGAAAGCCATGTCTGACACCATTCGGGCTGAGGCACTTCAAGCGACCAGTGAGAAGCTAGCAGACATCTCTCAGAAAATCTTCGAAGTCGGAACAGAGTCCATGTCTGCGGCAGCTCAACTTCAAGCCAGCAATGCCCAATTCTCTACCGTATTTGGGGATATGGAGAATGCTGCTAAGGATGCCCTCAATAAGATTGGGGAAGAGATGGACATTGTTCCAGAGCGTCTTCAAGGCTCCTTCACTCAGATAGCTTCCTTTGCCAAAACCTCTGGGATGGATACGGCTCAAGCTTTGGATCTGACCACTCGTGCCACCAGAGCAGCGGCTGATGGGGCGGCATTTTACGACAAATCCATCGAAGAAGTCACCGAAAACCTGCAGTCCTTCCTCAAAGGAAACTATGAAAATGACGCAGCTCTAGGTATTTCTGCGACAGAAACCACTCGTAATGCAGCGGCGAACAAGCTCTATGGAAAGTCCTTCAATGAACTATCAGAAGCCCAGAAGCAGTTAACCCTCCTTCAAATGGTAGAGGACGGAAATGAACTCTCTGGAGCCTTGGGACAAGCTGCAAGGGAATCAGACGGACTGGAAAACGTTCTGGGTAACCTAAGACAGTCTGGAACTAATGCTTTAGCAGCAATCGGTCAACCGATTCTGGAGATGCTTATTCCAGTCTTTCAAAGTTTGGCAGACATTGTTAGTCAGCTAGCGGCTTGGTTTACCAACTTATCCACTCCCATCAAGGAAGTCGTCATTATCTTCACAGGTATTTTAGCCGTGGTAGGGATGTTACTTCCTGTTTTCTTGGGCTTACAGGTTGCGGCAGCCGCTATGGGGACAACCGTTGTTGGAATGATAACGGCATTTTTGCCGATTGTGGGGATTATTGTTGGTATTGTAGCTGCCATTACCTTACTGATTGTTGGGTTAAAAGAACTCTGGACAAATCACGAAGGCTTTCGAACGGCTGTGACGGAAATCTGGAATAGTATCTATGCCTTTCTGTCCATGATCATCCAGCAGATTTCTAGTTTTGTTATGTCCATCTGGGGAACGCTAACCACATGGTGGACTGAAAACCAGCAATTGATTCTAAATGCTGCAACGACGGTATGGAATGCCATCACTACGGTTATTCAAACGGTGATGACTATTCTTGGACCGCTCATCCAAGCAAGTTGGGAGAATATCAAACTCATCATCACAGCCGCTTGGGAGATGATAAAGATTGTGGTCGAGACTGCTATCAATGTGGTACTTGGTATCATCAAGGCAGTCATGCAGGTTATCACTGGTGATTGGACTGGCGCTTGGGAAACCATCAAACAGGTCTTGTCGATGGCATGGGAGGGCATCAAGTCCCTTATTTCCTTAGCCCTCAATTTCATCGCACAGTACATCTCAACTGCTTGGACAGGTATCAAGAATACCATCTCAAATTTACTGACAGCTATCAGTTCAATCGTTTCATCCATTTGGTCAGCAATCCAATCGACCATATCCAGTATTTTATCTAACATCGGCTCAACAGTCTCCAATATTTGGAACAGTATCCGAAACACGGTCTCTAGTGTCTTGAATGGCATTTCAAGCACGGTGTCATCCGTTTGGAATGGTGTCAAGAATACCATTTCAAATGCCATCCATGGGGCAAAAGATGCCGTGAGTAACGCTATCAATGCCATCAAAAATCTCTTTAACTTCCAAATTCGCTGGCCGCATATCCCCCTCCCTCACTTTAGGGTGTCTGGGTCTGCCAATCCTCTTGATTGGTTGAAGGGTGGAATTCCTAGAATTTCCATTGATTGGTATGCCAAGGGTGGTATTCTAACCAAGCCCACTGCATTTGGGGTAAACGGCAATAGTCTAATGGTAGGGGGTGAGGCTGGAAAAGAAGCAGTTTTGCCTTTGAATGAACAAACGTTAGGTGCAATTGGTCGAGGAATCGCAAAGACCATGACAAGCAATCTACCAACCATTCACATCACAATTACAGGTAACACAGTAAGAGAAGAAACTGACCTGCACCGACTTGCAGAGATGGTTGGAGAGAAACTAGTGTATGAATTAGAACGCCAACAAGGATTGAGAGGAGTGAAACCATGATTAGACATAATGCATTAACCATTGGTGGAGTGTCCACGAGTTCTTTTCCTTTTAAGGTAATCGTGGAAGATAGTCCTTCAATCACAGTAAGTGAAAGTAAGACGCAATTGATAGAACACCAAGGCCTGTCAGGAGCGGTTCTTCAATCCAATCCTCGCAGAAGTGTCATGGAACTGAGCTACACCCTCTATCTTGTAAAACCTAGTGAAGAACAGTTATTTTCCTTTTTGAAGCTATTTTTGAAAGAAGGATTTTGGCTTGAGAACGCTAGTTTCAAGACTATACGATTTTGGTGTTACAAGGTTTACCATACTCCAGTTCAAAAAGATAAGCTGGGGGTGTATGAACTTAAGGTTACCTTTTCTTGTCACCCAACCAAGTGGTTCAAAACGACGACCTCGCAGGTGTTTAGGACTAGTGGTACTTTGAGAAGTCAAGGTTCAGCCATTGCTTTTCCAAAGATTACCATAAGCGGCAACTCAAGTAGTGAAACTAGCTTTACGATTGGGGATGATGTCATCCGCTTGGAGCGATTACAAGAAACACTCATTATGGATAATAATCCTAGTCAGCCAAGTTTTAAGACACAAAGAGGTCATCCTGTAAAATGGTCTGGTGATTTTATCTCCATTGATGCAGGTAGAAATGACTCAGTTGGAGTTGTCTTAAGTTCTGGCATCACATCATTAACAATAGAAACGAATTGGGGGTGGGCTTAATGTTATCATTATTAGACATAACTGTTCGAACGGCAAAATGGCATGGTAAACCACTCCCAGAAACCATTAAGGCAAGTGTCAAAGAAACCTTGAATGGGGATTTTGTCCTGAACTTTACCTATCCGATCACAGATAGCGGATTATTTCGAGAGTTAAAAGAGGACTACCTCGTTCGTAGCCCAGTTCCAGTATTGGGACACCAGTTGTTTCGGATTAAGAAAGTCATCGAAGGAGACACCAGTCTTGAAGTTGTGGCCTATCACATTTCAGATGACATCATGACGAGGTTAGTATCGCCATTTAGGTGTGAACAGGTACCCTGTGCAACAGCACTATCAAGCATGGTCATGGCAAGCAAGTCTCCATTGGGGGATTTTTCTTTTACCAGCGACATTGTCAAGAACAGAACCTATACAACGGACCAGGAACAGACTCTGTACTCCACACTATTGGATGGTAAACATTCTATTATTGGAACTTGGGAGGGAGAATTGGTTCGTGATAATCTTGCCCTAACTATAAAGGGTGAGCGAGGACAAGACAGTGGGGTAGTCATCTCTACTCACTACAATTTGAAAAAGTATCAGCGAACCAAAGAAAGTTCACAGATTATCACTCGTATTCATGCCACTTCAAGCTTTAAACAAGAGGGGCAGGATAGGGAAACTGAACTTCAAGTCACAGTAGACAGTCCACTGATAAACTCCTATCCTTTCATCAATGAAGTGACCTATACAAATAATAGCGTCAGAACTCGTCAAGAGTTAATAGAGTGGGCTAGTAGCAAGTTTCGCTTAGAGGGAATTGATAAACCAAAAGATGCCATCATCATTGAGGCATTTGAGTTAGATGGTCAAACGGTTCATCTAGGCGATACAGTGACTTTAAAAAGCAAGCTACACGGGATTGATGTGAGGAAGAAAGCCATCGCCTATGATTATGATCCTTTAGCTAAGAATTACCGCTCTATCACTTTTGATGATAAGGCAAGTATCGGAACAGGTAAAACTGGCGGTAGCTTAAATACACTAGCAAATAATCTCCTTGATGGGAATAGGCGGAGTGAGGATGTTGCCGTTGAAATTGCTCTTGAGAATGTCAACAGAGCCTTTGAAACGGAATTTGAGAAACGTCAAGTAGCCATCGATACCGCTATCGAACAGGCTCAAAGTCATGGGGAGGTCTATGCGGATCGATTAAAGGCTAGCATTGACAGTGAACTTTCAACTATTCACCAACAGATGCAGCAACAAGAAGAGGAACAGCAACGCACAACTCGTGATTTATTGGCAAAGGCTGGGGTAAACACCAACCTAGCTACAGAAGCCAAACAAAAAGCAGAACAGGCTCAAACTGGGGCGACTGAAGCCCTCAGGAGGGCAGAACAAGCCAAGCTTGATGCCATTCAAGAAGCTAACCGCTTGACTGTAACAGAGCGTAGTCAAACTGAGACAAAGATTGAGACAGCAAAATCACAAGCTATCTCTGAAGCCAGTCGATTGGTTGATGTAGCAAAATCACTGTTGAGTGGACAGTTGGCAACTGTCAGTACCAATCTGTCACAAACCAAGGAAGATATAAAACTTCTTGCGAGTAAGCAACTGGTGGATAGTCTGACTGGTCGAGTAACCGGTGCAGAATCCATGATTCAAGTACAAGCAGACCAAATTTCCCAGCGTGTTAAAACCAGTGATTTTAACCAAACGAAACAGAGAATCGAAACTGCCGAGTCGTCTATTACGCAATTGGGGAATCGGATAACGACTGAGATTCGAGAGACCATAGCTAAGATTCCTGTTGATTTTGGTGCTCGAAATTACATACTAAAAAGTGATACTTATATTACATCCGGGAGTAAGTTTCTGGATAGTGCTTCGGACTTTATCGACTATGCTCAGGCAGGGAAGTATGTGACGATCAGTGTTGATATCAAGGGGGAAAATCTGTCGCCTGATGAAAGAGGACAGTCTAGGATAGGATGCGAGCTACGCTTGACTTTATCCAATGGCAATCCTCTCTATCTAAACTGCTATAAAGTTGTTTCAGCAACCCAACCTCGCGAGCGGATATACCGAACGGTTCGTATTCCTGATGGTGTATCGGTTGTTAGTGTAGCAAAGCTCAATCTTTTTGTGCAAGTCAGAGGAAATGCCTTAGCTGGAAGACCAAAGTTTGAACTTTCTTCTATGCCTACAGACTGGTCACCTGCTCCTGAGGACTTAATCACAGATCTTAGCCAAACCAGAACGCTAATTACTCAGACAGCTGAGGGACAAACTCAACTGTCTACAAAGGTTACTCATACTGAGAATAAAATGATGAATGCTGAAACCCAAATCAGGCAATTGTTGGGTGATGTGGCTAGTAAAGTTTCAAAAATGGACTTTGACAATCTCAAGAGTACAGTTGAGAATCATACGACAAGTATTAATCAAACGTCCCAGTCCATTTTACTTAAAGCTGACAAGACCTTTGTGGACGGTGTGAAATCTACGGCAGAAACCGCCCTTTCAAAAGCAACTAGCAATGCGACAATGATTAGTCAGACCAAGTCTGAGCTGACTATTGCCAATAATGCCATTTCACAGAAAGTCGCAAAGACGGATTTTAATAGCTTGACTGGTCGAGTAGCAAGTGCAGAATCCACTATCCGAACACAGGCTGGGCAAATTGAACAACGACTAACAAGTACGCAAGTTGAATCAGCTATTAACTCAAAAGGCTACCAAACCAAGTCACAGGTCGATTCCAATATTACTGGACGTGGCTATCTAACCAGCAGTTCTCTGCAACCCTATGCGACGACAACTAGTGTGCAGAATTTGGTTAGAACCACCTCTGATAGTTTTACCCAGCGAATCAGTCAAACGGAAAGCAGAATCCCAACCACTGTTTCGCATCGTAACTTGATAGCTGGTACTTCGGATAGATGGGGTGCTTATCAGACGATAAATGCCAATAGTAACTGGGTAGCCTCTTTAGGAAGAGTTCAATTTGGAGATAGTAGTGGTATCTATGTTGGATCAAAAGTTCATTTATATGTTCATATTTCAGCGGATGAGATTACCTTTGACCCTGCTGTAACGACTCGTACTATGAAACTTCAAGGTCCAATCTTGGATAGTCAAAATGTTTGGACATGGACCAACTGGAATTTGTATCACCCTTTCTATAATAAATGGAGTAGCAATCTGACAACGGGTAACAATTATCGGTTAATCAAACTAACCTCTACTGTCACTCAAGAGATGTACCAACACTCTAAAGGATTTGAACTTCAAGTCAGAGTTGATGGGGTTAAGACTGGTAAGTTCCATGTGAGAGCCTTAATGGTATCAACTGGTGATATCTTTCCAGACTACTGGACACCGTCATTAGACGACTTTACGACAGTGACAGCTTTTCATGAAGTGCGGGATACTGTAAGCAGTCACACTCGAACAATTGGAGATCACACCAATCAAATCAGTCAGTTTGTTCAAACGGCTACTGGGATTGTGACACGAGTTGGCAATCTAGAAACAAGTCGAGCGACAACGGCTGCCGTCAATGCCATTCAAACTCAAGTTTCAACTCTTGCAGGGTCGTGGTCGGTTCGAAATTTGACCAGTGCAGGCACAGTTTTGAGTCAACTTAACCTCAATAAGGATGGGTCCGTCAAAATCGATGGAAAACTAGTCCAAATTACAGGCACAACCTATATCCAAGATGGAGTGATTGCGAGTGGTAAGATTGCCAGTCTTGATGCAGGCAAGATTACGACAGGTATCATCTCAGCAGCTCGAATTGGAGCAGAAGCAATCACTGCGGATAAGTTAAAGGTTGACCAGGCTTTCTTTACCAAGTTTATGGCTACAGAAGCCTATCTCAAGCAGTTGTTTGCCAAATCAGCCTTTATAACCCAAGTGCAGTCAGTAACCCTATCTGCCAACAAAATTTCTGGTGGAATCTTGTCAGCAATCAACGGAGCCATGAAAATCAATCTGTCACTTGGAAACATCAAGTTCTTTACAAACTCTCCATCCATTTCTCGTGAAGTTAGTGGTTATCCTCACCAGTGGGTTTCATTTGAAACAGGTACCTCAAACGGCAAGCCATGTGGTGTAACCATTATCGGTTCCAATCGATGGAACAACTGGAATGCCAATGACGGTGGTTTTGTAGGAATTCGAGCATGGAACGGTACCGACACCGACCAAATTGATGTGGTAGGCGATAAGGTACGTTTAGCTAGTGCTCCATATACCAATCCAGATGGTTGGGAAATAGTAACGTTGCCTAACCGACTGAGTATTGATGCCTTTAAAGTATCTGACCGACCAAGTTCAATTTTGAATATCGGAGATATCCGCATCTATCGAAACGGTACAACCTACGTCAGTTTGAAAGATGTTCTTCATCAATTCAACCACAATTTTAAACACTTAGTAAACATCACTGGTCGAGGTGACGTCATCTTGACATGGGATACGATTAAATAAAGGAGTTCACAGATGAATCTAGAACAAATCAACCAATCATTAAAACTAACTATCCAGGAGCTTGTCACAAAGCTATCTGATGAAATCACCGCTAAGAACCTCATTGCCATCCAATTGGTGGAAAGGGATGAGGAACTTAGCCTTTTGCGTAAAGAAAAACAGGAATTGACTGAGTTGTTAGAAGTTCAGACAAAACCTGAAGAAGGGAAAGGAGAATAGTTATCATGGCACTTCTCAATATTGACAAAGTAACAGAACCATTTGATTTGGAAACAGCTCTCGCTTACATGCGTAAGAATGGAGAGTTCATACGTTGTAAGACCGTAGAGCAGGATTTTTACATGTATCTTGAAGAAGTAAGGCGACCTGCCATTAAGAATGGAAAGCGGCAGTTGATTACAACTGAAACAGTTTGGGCATTTAATCAGTGGGGCAGTACCACATTAACACTTAATCTTTTTGATCTTTTCCATGATTGTTTCTATCTGATGCGGTTTGATGAGAACGGTCAACCGGATTGGTCAGACCCTACCATTGTGCAGGAAGGTTCAGTAGAAAGTGAGGTGACCGATGAAGGAATTGTTAACACTTAATAAGATTTTATTCTCTATGATTGGAGGCTTGATTGGTAGTCTATTTGGAGAGTTGGATGGCATCCTATATGCTCTACTGGTCTTCATTATTATTGACTATCTAACAGGAATTTTTGCGGCAGTTGTAGAGAAACAGTTGTCGAGTAGTATCGGTTTTCGTGGCATCTTTAAAAAGATAGCTATTTTATTTTTAGTTTCATTAGGTCATATGATTGATACTGCAATCATCAAGCAGGGTGGAACAATTCGAACCATGGTCATTTTCTTTTATCTCAGTAATGAGGGGTTAAGTATCTTAGAAAATACTGTTCGAATTGGTCTACCAATACCTGAGAAACTACAAGCAATTTTAAAACAAATCAACGAGAGGTGAGAAGATATGGGAAAACATCTAGTCATTTGTGGTCATGGGCAAGGGCGAACAGGCTATGATCCTGGAGCAGTGAATGCCAAACTAGGCATCACAGAAGCTGGAAAGGTTCGAGAATTAACCAAGTTAATGTCCAAGTACAGTGGACAACAGATTGATTTTATTACCGAACAAAATGTTTATGATTATCGGAGTATTACTAGTATTGGTAAGGGATACGACTCAATTACTGAATTGCACTTCAATGCCTTTAATGGTAGTGCCAAAGGTACAGAAGTCTTGATTCAATCTTCTTTAGAAGCAGACAAGGAAGATATGGCTATCCTATCTCTCCTTTCACGATACTTTCAAAATCGTGGCATTAAGAAGGTAGATTGGCTCTATAATGCCAACCAAGCAGCGAGTCGTGGATATACCTATCGTTTGGTGGAGATTGCCTTCATCGATAATGAACAAGACATGGCGATTTTTGAAACCAAGAAAGAGGAAATTGCGAAAGGTCTTGTATCAGCAATAACAGGAGTTGAAGTCAAGACCATAGTTTCCTCGCCCCCCAGTTCAACTGTTGGGAGTTCAGGAACTCCTTCAAAATCAATCTATCTTGTTGGTGATAGTCTTAGGGTGTTGCCTCATGCTACTCTTTATCAGACTGGTCAGAAAATCGCTAACTGGGTCAAGGGGCGCACCTACAAAATCCTCCAAGTGAAGAATGTTCACCAGTCAAACAGTAAGAGAGCTTATCTACTTGATGGAATCAAGTCATGGGTACTTGAGCAGGATGTAGAAGGAACAACTAAAGGCCATAGTGAGCAGACCTATCAAGCACAGAAAGGCGATACGTATTATGGCATCGCTCGGAAGTTTGGTTTAACAGTTGAAGCCCTTCTTGCGGTAAATGGCTTGAAGAAGGCGGATATTTTAAGAGTTGGTCAAACTCTAAAGGTCAACGCAGCTTCAAGGACAACAACCGCTATCCCAACCAGTGTTGCAAGTCGTGTGGTTGCGTCAGCATTATCTAAGGTCGGTCAAAAGGTGACCGTTCCATCTAACCCTTACGGTGGGCAGTGTGTCGCCTTGGTAGATAAAATTGTCCAAGAGTTGACGGACAAGAATATGTCCTATACTAATGCCATTGATTGTTTGAAGAAAGCAAAATCAAATGGATTTCAAGTTATCTACGATGCTTGGGGTGTGAATCCTAAAGCAGGTGATTTTTATGTCATTGAGACGGATGGTTTGGTCTATGGGCATATTGGTGTCTGTGTGACAGATTCTGATGGAAAAAGTATTGATGGTGTAGAACAGAATATTGATGGATATTCTGACCATAATAAGAACGGTATCAATGACCAATTAGAAATTGGTGGCGGTGGGATCACTCGTCGTGTGAAACGGCAATGGTTGGCGAATGGCTCACTCTATGATTCTACTGGAACAGTTAAACTTGGAAAAGTAGTAGGTTGGTTTAGAATTTCATAATTAAGTCTTAAGCCTGGTGGGAACATCAGGCTTTATTTTTTTGCCTTTTTTTTCAAAAAGTGCGGAAAAATTACTCCCAAACCTACCTAGAAAGGTAGGAGGAATAAAATTATATTTGGACTAAACTGTTCACAATTTCCCCTAGTAGGTAGAAGGAGGAATAAAATGACCCCAGAACAAAAAGTAGCTATTCGCTGTTTACGAGAACATGGTCTTGGTTATAAAGCCATAGGCATAAAACTCAATTTATCTATTAATACCATTAAGTCATTTTGTCGTAGAGAGGTAATAAAAGCAGGCGATAAAACCGATGACGAACTGCCAGATTATTGTCATGCTTGTGGTCGCATTTTGTCGCATATAGACGGTAAGAAAAAGAAACGCTTTTGTGGAACGTCCTGTCGCCAAACTTGGTGGAATAGCCATTTGGAGGAAGTCAATCGACAGGCCTATACTGAGCATGTCTGCCTGGCTTGTGGTAGCGAGTTTATCTCCTATGCTAATCCCAAGAGAAAATATTGTAGTCGCAAGTGCTATGTGACTGCTAGATTTGGAGACAAGAGATGACAGAACAAGACATTCAACAAGAACTTACCTACCAACTGACTATGGCACAGGCCAAGCAGCTCCTGTCCCAAGGTCTGATTTCTGAAGCTATCTTCCAAGAATTTAAGACAAAAATGCTCGAAAAATATGAGCCATTTATGAGCCAATTAGTGGCCTAAAGACTTGATAAATAAGGGCTTTAGAGTGATATATAATAGCGAAAGGAGATGTATCAATGAAACAAATCAAAACGATACAAGCCCAAAAGGTAACTGCCATCAAAAGGTTAAAGGTGGCCGCATACACTAGGGTTTCGCATACGAGTTTACTCCAGTCTTTATCCAATCAAGTCAGCCACTACAGCCAATTAATACAGGCAAATCCTGAATGGGACTATGTGGGGGTTTACAGCGATTCAGCCATTAGTGGTCGCAGTCAAACTCATAGACGAGACTTTCAACAGTTACTTGAAGATTGTCGGAAAGGTAAGATTGACCTAATCTTAACCAAGTCCATTTCACGCTTTGGGCGAAATACGGTGGAGCTTTTGGAAACTGTTCGTGAGCTGAAGCGACTTGGTATCAGTGTTCGCTTTGAAAAGGAGAAGATTGACACCCTAACCGCTGAAGGGGAGTTGCTTTTAACCCTGCTTGCCTCTATAGCTCAAGAAGAATCACAGTCTATCAGTCAAAACATCAGATGGAGAGTGAAGAAATGCTTTGAAGAAGGGAAACCTTATATTCCTCAAGACATCTTTGGCTATCGATGGAATGGCGAAGAGTATGTGATTGAACCCCATGAAGCCTCAATTGTCAGACAGGTCTTCGAATGGTATATGGAAGGACTTTCAGCCCCAAAGATAGCAAAAAGGCTTGATGATAGGGGTGAGCGAACAAAGCTAGGTAATCGCTTTACTAAGCGAATCATCTATAACATGTTTGACCAAGAAGCCTACTGCGGACGATTGATTTTACAGAAGACCTTTCGAAATCATTTTGGCAGTCGCTCCATTCCAAACGATGGGAAGATGGTGAAAAGGCAACACTTTTCTGTACAACATTTATAAAGTGTTTTTGTTAAACGATTGCTCTTTTAGTCATGGGTGTTTGGTAATTAAGAGTGCTGTGGATGCGATGGTGATTCCACCAGTGAACATAATCCTTAGTTTTAAGGGTTAATTCTTCCAGAGAGCGGAAGTTTTCTTGGTTGATAAACTCCAGTTTGAAGGAGCGATAGGTACTCTCAGCTACCGCATTGTCATAAGGACAACCCGCTTGACTCAGCGAACGTGTGATGCCAAAGGCTTCTAACATCTCATCAATCAAGGCATTATCAAACTCCTTACCACGATCAGAATGGAAGAGTTTGACCTTGGTCAGAGCGTAGGGAATGCTTTGAATGGCTTCTTTGACCAAGTCAGCAGTCTTGTGCCAACCAAGGGAGAGGCCAATGATTTCACGATTGAAGAGGTCAAGAATCAAGCAAACGTAAGCCCAACGCTTACCAATACGGACATAAGTCAAGTCTGTCACAAGAGCTTCAAGTGGCTTTTCTTGCTTAAATTGTCTGGCTAGGAGGTTTGGAATGGGTGCTTCATTTTTCCCTTTAGCATGCGGTTTGAAGGCAGCCTTCTGGTAAACAGAAACCAAATTCAATCTCTTCATGATGCGACGAATCCGACGGCGAGACAAGGTGATCCCTTGTGCTTCCAGACATTTCTTAATCTTCCTAGCGCCGTATCTGGACTTACTGTCAAGAAAAATGCGCTTCACCATTTCTTCAAGTTGTGCCTCAGATACTGGCACTACAGCTTTGTAGTAATAGCTGGAACGAGGAATGTTCAAGCATTGACACATGGCTGAAATGCTGTATTTGTCCTTGTTAGCAGTGATTATTTCCCTTTTCGTGCCATAATCACTGCCGCTTGCTTTAGAATGTCTAATTGCATTTCGAGCTCTTGATTTCGTTTTCTGAGTTCTATCAACTCACGCTGTTCATCTGTCAGATTATCAACAGTTTTGAAGGAACCAGTTGTTCTTGCTTGTTTAACCCACTTGTCAAAGCTAGACGGGGTCAAGTCATACTCTTTGATAATCTTGCTTCGCTTCATACCTGCATTGTGTAGGTCAACAATTTGTTGTTTAAACTCATCTGTGAAATGACGGCGAATTTTTCTAGACATATCTGTTCTCCTCTTTTCTTTAGTGTAGAACACGTTATAAATTCTGTCTAGTTTAGTGTAACCTATTCATGGCAAAGTATATCGTTGAGAATGCCCACGAAGCCATTGTGACACCAGAGTATTTCCAACAGGTCAATCAAGAGAAAAAGCGACGATCGAGGAGGAGAGTATCAAAGCATGGTGCCCTAGCAAGATTCCAAGGCAAAGTGTATTGTGAGCACTGCGGTTTAGACATGATTTTAACTTTGGAGACCAAATCTAATCAGGAAAAGCGAGTGAGGTATTACTGCAGGACAAGAGATGCCAAGGGGGTCGAGGCTTGTCTAGGACGTACCGTTACAGAAGAACAGCTCTTTCAAGCCTTTGGTGAGAGCATAAATGTAGAAGACATTCATCATATTTCTTTTAATAGCGTGACCAATGAAGCTAAAGCGACCTATAGAAATGGAGAAGAAAAGCACGTCAGCATTCAGAAAGAACGGTAG